CAATAATATACAATGGATATAATCGATGTCAATAATTTGTTAGGTAGAGAAGATGAAGCCAACAAAATGAAGGCCATTTTAAAGGACTTTGAACTTAACAAACACAACTTAACAACTAAAAAAGGCATCTATATTTACGGCGATCCTGGCTCTGGTAAGACGACATTCGTGACGAAAATTTTGAAGGAATTGGATTATGATGTTGTCAAATATGACGCTGGTGATATTCGCAACAAGTCGATTATTGACACGATTACAAAGCACAATATGTCGGACAAAAATATTATGAGTTTGTTTCACAAGAAGGTCAAGCGAATTGCAATTGTGATGGATGAGATTGATGGGATGAATAATGGTGACAAGGGTGGTATTAACTCGCTTATTAAAATTATCAGGCCAAAAAAGACAAAAAAACAACGACTAGAAGAGATTACATTGAATCCGATTATATGTATTGGTAATTATCATATTGATAAGAAAATCAAGGAGCTAATGAAAGTCTGCAATGTGATAGAACTGAAGCCACCAACCAAGGTTCAGATGAATAACATTTTAAATCTTATGATTCCAACCATTGATGAAAGTATGCGAACTAACATAATTCATTTTATTCAAGGAGACTTAAGAAAAATGACAACCATTTATGAACTATATAAGAACAAACAGGACATACTCAATAACAATATTATTCAGAATATATTTCTAATGAAGTCATATAATGATGATACACGCCAAATTACAAAGAAATTGATTAATAGTCATTATCCAATTGAAGAACATCTAACAATTATGAACGAGACAGACAGGACAATTGTTGGACTATTATGGCACGAAAATATTATTGATGTTCTTGGCAAATTGGATAAAGATGAGGCGATTCCTTTTTATTTGAAGATATTGGATAATATGTGCTTTGCAGATTACATTGATCGTATTACATTTCAGAAGCAGATTTGGCAGTTTAATGAGATGAGTTCTTTAATCAAGACATTTAAAAATAACCAGCTGTATCACGAGTTATTCCAACAAATCAATGCAAAGAAGAAGAATAAACAGAAGTTCAATCCAGCAGAGGTTAGATTCACAAAGGTACTAACAAAATACTCGACAGAATACAATAATTCCATATTTATTCAAAATTTGTGCCAGCAATTGGCAATGGATAAGAAGGATATGTTTGCATTTTTCTTGGATATTAAGAACAAATATCCGGCAGGAGATAATGAGATATTGGCGCTATTTGAGAATTATGATATATCCAAATTAGATATTAATCGCATTTATCGATATTTAGACAAGTACACTAAGGAGGATGCAGAAGATACAGAGGATATTGTAGTATCGGAGGATGAACACGAAGCGGACTAATTCCACCTTTGAAAAGGTGGAGCCAAACTATTCAATATGATGGTAATTTATTTCCCTGTGTAAAATACACTAATTAGTATTTGAATAATTATTTTATTAATTAATAAAATAATTTGATGTATAATTTTTGAAACTATATTTGTTTCTAAATGGTAAGTTTGGCTTCACCTTTTCAAAGGTGGATAAAGGTTGCTTAGACAATCAATCCCAACTCCTTCTTGAATTTGATGCAATCATAATACCAATTGCCTTTCGCCGTGATATCAATTGTTTGAAACATATGGTTCTCATATTGCTCAGGTGAGTCATAGAATAGCGACAGAGACTCTTTCATTCCATTCTCCCCAGTGCAGAGAGCAACTGAGTAAAACAGGTCCTGCTCCTTGCTGCCAACCTTGTAGTCATATCTCTCACCAGTGACAGCATTTCGTATCTTAGTACCCAGCCCTCCGCTACCATAAAGATTAATATAAACCTTCTTGTAATACTCCTTACCATCATCATTCTTTACCATTGTATCCATATCAAGAACTTTTCTAGTAACACGCTGAAAATACTTGTCATTCCTCTGTAGCTGTCTTTTCGCCTCCAATATTCTATCATTGGTGTTTAACGAGTTGGCGTCATTGTTATCATTGTCGTAATACGGCATCTTCTAGTTGCTATTATATACTAATAAGGGTTGTTGTCTTTATATTATTTAAATAAATAATAATTATTTTGACTTATCCTTATCTTTATATGTAGCCAACTCCGTATTGAGGTCCTTAATTTTTTTTAACAGTTCACTTATTAAATACACCTTGTCTGCAATTTGCTTTTCATAATGTTTCCGTAAATCGTCAATTTGTTGGTTGCCTTGGTGCTGTTGATTGCCTAGATGCTGTTGATTGCTTTGTGATTGATTTGAAAAAATACGACTCTGAGCCATTAACATCTTATTATGGTCTTCTAATCTGCGATTGCGCTCCTCCTCCATTTTTTTAATTTGCTCCAGTAATTTGGGTTTATGTTCTGGCTTCCCTGGCTCGTAATTTGTTAGTAATTCATTCATATCAACCATATAAAATTGCTTCAATACTGGGTCCTTGATGAAATCATCGACTGTATAACGAGATAACTTTGTTTTTGTTGACTCCATATTTTCTAACATCTTCTCTTTATTTAAAGAATTATGCTTATGAGAAAAGACCATAATTGATTTCAATGTGTCTAGTTGTTTCAAGGGAATTGTGTAATTCTTCAAGAAATGTCTTTCTTCGGCTAAGGCATTTTCCTCATTGTAACTTGTCTCCAATAGCAGTTCCTTTTTAAAGGCAAATGTTGCCGCTGTTGAGTGAAACTCTTTGTAAGGTCCGCATTGATATACCTGATTCCTTGAATCAAAATAAAAGTGCATTTCACTGCTGCCAGCAACGAGGAATGATGGATTTTCTAATAATGTCTCAACAGCGTGTGATATTCGCTCTGGTGGATAATAGTCGTCGTCATCCATATAAATAATAATATCACCTTTGCATTTTTTATGCATTAGATTGCGTTTCTTACCCAGTAACATTTTTTCCTCATAATAAAAGTATTTGACTTGCTCAATATCCTTTACTAGGTCTTCAATTGGATCCGTACCATCATCAATAATAATCCATTCAATACGATCCTTTGGATAAGTTTGGTGTTCAAAACATTTTATCATAAAAGGAATGAAAGGTCTACGATTGAATGTTGGAGTGCATATACTAACAAATGGAAACACTTCAGAGCCAGACGCCGAATCTGAGTCAGAATCATTATCACATTGACTTATATCTGCACCAGTATTAATATTTGTACTTGTATTTGCATTTGCACTTTTTGAATTTTTATTCTTATTTTTGTTCTTCTGTTTGTTTTTTTTGTTGGTAGATTTGGTCATCTTTAATAAATGATATAGTTATTAATTATTTAAATTATAATTGTGAAATAACTACAATTTAAATTCCTTAAACAAGTCTTATGTTGTACTCTTTTGTTACAATAGGTTCCGCTTGTGTTTTGTGATTACGTCGTGAATGATTTTTTTTGCCACCACCACTTATTAATGGTGTTCCTCGTGTAGGGTTTGGTAAATCAAGATTTAATCCTTCTATTGTTTTTTTAAATACCGGTTCGTCCTTTATTAAGGCTAGGGCTTTAATTATAAAGTTATTATAGTCAGTAATACTCTTTTTTACTTCTGGTGATGGTGCTATTATTATATCAATAAACACATCTTTATTACCAAAAACTGTCGTCATTAATTTGCCAATTGTACTTTCTAATTCCATAAATGTTTCATTGTATTTCAAATTATTTTTGGTTGTGTTAATTCCAATCTTAGATAAGAGAGAATTATCCTTAGGTACACCTAAAGTTAGGTCAGGTTTAGGAGCAGAAGTATCCTTATTAGTTTTATTTTCCTCAATGCTCTTAGTTATAATATCAATAATTGTAGGTCTTACTTGATAAATTGCCGTTTCAGCTTTTTGTAAATCTTTCATTAATAGGAAAAATGGGTTACCGGGAAATGTGTCAATTTTTGCAGCAGTTAAAGTAGCCCCTTTCTTTATATCCTCAATTGGTTCAGCTCTAGAAAAAATTAATAAACTGTCTTTACATTGTTTATTTGCTGTTTGTAATGCAACTACATATTTTTGTAAATATTTTAATTGTGCGTTTAATTTTTGCACTTGAATTTCTTCTGGATCACTGGTATCTAATAACAGACTCTTCTTTCCAAAATCAGCACCATTGAAATACTGTTTTGCAAGATTATTAACATCTTCATTCAACTTTTGGAAACCATCCATTTTTTGTAATTCTATCAATTGTTCTTTGGTGTAAATACCAGTGGCTGCATCAATCTTCACTTTATCATTACAGCACAAGTATGCTTGTTTTAATAAATCTTGTGATTGACTTTGAGTATTGTGAAGACTGTCTTTGTTATTATATACCAAGTCAGAAATTTTGGCTTGAATTTTTTGAATAGCATCCTTATTATTGTCACATTCATCACCTTCATCTTCTGCATCTAATTCATCATCATCATTCGATTTTGAATCTGTATCCGGGTCCATTGGTATCTGCGTATTATCACCTGGAGACTTTTTAGACACGAATATGTCACAAAATACAATGGCTAATATAATCGAAATAAATATAGCGGCAAAATAATAGGTTCCAAGAAAAATATTGGCCTGCATTAACAAGTTAACAATTGACAACGCTACTAAATAAGTTCGTTTGTAAGCAAATGAATCACGAATAAAATTTCCCATCCCTTTTAAGGTTGAATCTCCACTTCCAGAATCATCACTAGAAAAATCATCTTCAAGTTTTAACTTGTATTTTATACCCACTGTTTTGAATATTGTATAAAATGTAGTATATATTGGTGATACCAATAATGAAGATACCATAAAGTAAATTGAAATTAACATATAGAAAAGGATAAATTTTAAAACAAACAAAATGTTCTCTACCCAAGTAATATCATCCGGTTCCTTTTTAGATGCTAAACCCAAAACTTTAAAGATACTAGCTGGTGGTTCTTCAAAATCAGTTTCGCCATTTTCCTTTCGTGTCTTCCTCTTTAACCAACTAACTCCTGTGTGTAAACTTCCATCAACACCCTTTTTAGCCAAAGCAGAAATATGAGCCCATATACTAGTGAAGACATTCACTATCATAAAAATTGGGAAAAATATTGACCCTAACATTCCAAATAAAAGCATAAATAGTGTTTCATTCCATCCAGAAAATGCGCCAAAAACAGTTTGAATAAATGAAAATCCAGCGGATATCATTTTATTCATTGATTCAGATTTCCATCTAGCAAAATTACTTACTTCGATTCCTTTGGCTTTATTAGTCTCTTCATCTTGCGCCTCCCATAAGCTTCTCATACGTGAACCCTTGAAACTTTTGTCAAAAGATTTTTCGTCAAATTTTGCTTGTTGACAGAATTTACTGATTGCTGGCATCCAAATACCTAAGCCTTTAAAAGGAAATTCTCGCACTAAATTCATCATTATAACTTCTGGTTTTTTTTCGGGGTCAGGATTCGGTGTGCAAGTATATGGTTTAAATTCAATGTTAGTAGGTATTATTTTTGCCGCCGCAATTTTAGTAAAATAAAGACCAATAGCACCAAGAGCAACAAATACTAATATACCAGCGGTTGATACTGCAAAGTTAGCAAAGAATTTTGAATACTGAGGGTCTTTTGTTGGATCTGATTGAGTTGATGTATCTTTTAAATCATCTATTTCATCTGTTGACATTATTTATAATAAATATATATTAAATTTATTATCCCGTTCCTTAAATATAATTTATTTTGTTATTGTATAATGAATTTATCAATAACAAAATTTTTGATTACAAATAAAACGAATATTTTGTTAGCTGGATTATGTGTTTTATTTGCCTGGTTAATTATCAATTGGTTTCGATATCTAACCAATAATTATTTTATATTGAAAGGAACTAACACTACTCAGAAAGAAGGTTTTGAGCCAAATACTTATGAATCAATTGCATATGACAATCCAAATACACCATTGACTACACACACAGTTGATTTACCAATTAATACCAATTTTAGTTGCAGTAATTTCTGTGGCCCAACAAATAAATGTTCAAAAAATCCAGAGGTCCAATGTTCTACTGATGTAGATTGTTGGAAATTTGGATGTCAATCATTGCTAAAGCCGCCTACTAAAAAAGAAGTAGAAGGTGTTGAATTTGGTGCTGAACCAGATAATGATGCCGGTATACTAACATTTAATCAGACGCCACAATATTCCGTATTGACAACAGATATTGGAACAAAAGCAACTGTTATTAATACTGATGAAGCATTACCTAGACTGTATCAAGGTATACCTGTATGGCAAGAAACATATGATAAGCAGGCACGAATGCTTGATGATAAGTTAGCATATCAATATTCAGCAGAGCCAGAAGAATATAGAACTGCACCATTTTATCCTGTGGCAACGACAATCACTGGAGATTTCTATGACATAGGTCCGACACCATCGAACTCTGACATTACTCTTTAATCCACCTTTTAAAATGTTCTGCTACGCTAAGAGCCGAAATATAATATATTATTTTTAACTTAAAGACGGAAATATAATATATTATTTTTAACTTAAAGACGGAAATATGAAATTCAATCGGATGGTTTTTCTATGTCGCATACATCAGACCCACATTGCCGCCAACAAAGTGAACCAAGTTAATACGCTCTTCAAACAGCACCATATTAAAATTGTAATCATAAATACGCCAAGTCGGTTTATTGACGCCGATAATATTGCCTGTTTGTGGGTCACAAATGGTTAAACTCTGCGCTAAGGGATCCAGTGGAGGTATAATGGTAGTGAATTCCATTTCGATTTGAGTAAACCGATTCATATTTATTGCACCCGATGGCTGCAAATTTGAATTATTAGAATGGATACTAAAATTGTAGCAATATAGCCCAGACGGGGCATTACCACTCGTCCTAGTATATTTCTCAATGTAGTTAAATATCCCCGCTGGTTGAATATTTTCACGATACGACCCATCTAACAAAATACCCAATGCAACCAATATTTGCTTTTCATTTTCAGGCGAATAAGTGGATGTTACTAGTAGACCAGTTAAGTTGCCATTTACATTCACACCTGGTCCTATATATGTAGGTGTTTGCGCTCCACTTCCATCCGTTCTGTAAACCAAATAGCTGCCTTCTGGAGATGCCTGTACTACATCCAGTGGCATATAATTATAAGGCCAATTGCTGTAATTAGACCATTCATTGCGCAAATTTGCATCACTGCGTTGAAAATAAAACAACCAATTTGAGACCATACCAAGCGAATCTAGTGCCACCTTGTTAGGTCCAGTCACATTATAAAATATCTGCTCGTGAACTTGTTTTATTAAATATGTCTGGTCTTCCATAGCAAATAGACGTTCTTCATCGTTGGATAAAAAGCAATAAGTGCAATTCAAATGCACGTCTGCATTCCACAAAGTTCTTGTATCTGTATATGATGTAATTCCAACATCAACATCTGGTGGCGGCTGTAAGAAACGGTAAAACTGCATATACCATGCATTAAAATTTGGAGCAATATAAGGATAATTAAAGGTATAATCAAAAACATCACGAATTTGAAACAGCTGATTAATGGGTCTTAATGTAACAACAATGTGTAGCTCATTGTATTGTAACGAAGTCAATGGAAACGCCATCTGCGATTTAAGACCAAACCAATTATTTAGCGGAATGTACAAGATGCGCCCTCGAATAGATGGCTCTGGTCCGGCTAGGGCGTCTGTATAAAATGCATTTGGATAAGAATTGACACGTCCACCTACATTTGCTGGGTCATTTAGTTCCTTTGTATTACCTGACATAATATCAAATAAGTCCTTTTTATCGGTAGAAAAATCACGCTGGACTGCCGCTAATAAATAATCACCCGAATATTCCTGGAGTGTATAATTACCACACGTAATGCTGATTTTTGAAATCATTTTCGCTCCTAAATTCTCAATCCATTTGAATTCATAGGGAACCCATTCTGGGTTAGGAGCGTCTTGTTGTGGTGGTATAATTGGACTCCAAATACTGGGCAAAGCAACCGACAAATAGCAATCCATTAATAAATCAGCGTATCTTGGTATTTTAAAAGTGAAAGTGGATTCCTCGGATAGTCGCAGTGTTTTAGAACCTTCAAAGTCTACACGAAACTTTTGAAGACCAAAATTAGTATAGTGTGAATAAGTGCTTTTAAAAAAAGTTTTAGAAGGATTGCCATTTAAAACTATATTTTGCTGTCCAACAGATACAAGATTCATAAGTCCTCCTGGCATTTAATTGTAATTATAATACTAACATATTATTTTTTTAACTAATTATAAATGGCATTAATATTAATTTTAACAATGAATTTTATTATTATTTTATACAATTAATATATTATAAAGATAATGTCAACACCACCAAATTTTTCAGAAGGAGCAAATAAAGCTGGTGACGCTATTAAAAAAGGCGTTAATGATTTATTAGAAATGCAAGAAAATACAGCCATTACATTACTAACATTCCTAACATTCTTAACTATTATAATGGCATTTCTCTATTATTTCTATTTTAATGGTTCAGGCACTGTCGGTGGTATTGCACTAATAATAATAATAGTAGTTATGCTC